TCAAATGACCAGTTTTTTCCACTCCTTACCGCGTACATCGTTGTAAATATCGGTCATTTTTTGATTCGAATGGCCTAGCAAAATTTTGGTATCAACCCCCTGCTCTCTGAACAATCGCTCTGATAAAGATCTCTGCTCATGGAAAGAGGGTGGGGTGCCATTAGCACGCCAGTTGTAATCCACAGAATCCCGGGCTTTTTTAAATGCAACGGTTAATGTTGCTGGCTTAACCATCCCGCCGCGCTTAGCTGTCCCTTTCGCGTGATGGTGGTGCAATAGCCACGGACTAAGAACGCAATCGCGGCAGGATGACACTACATCATCCAGGGTGAGATTTAATTTATCGCAACGCAGAGCCAGAGGGATGGCAATCCGGGTTCCTGTTTTTTGCTGTTCGACATGAAGATAACCATCCCGGATATCCGAAAATTGCATTTTGCAAATATCTGAAAGGCGCTGGCCTGTCATCAGTGCCAGCAGCATACCGCGCTGTAAAAAGTAACCATTCTTTTCCGCTGCGTTATAAATCATCATCCACTCATCAAAAGTCAGTCGCTGTCTTGATATCCGCACCTGCGGTTTTTTTGCCGATTCTGCAGGGTTAAAGCCTGGCGGGACATCGCCCGTTTGCTGAGCTTCCCGGAAAACATCGATCAGTACTTTCCTGAAAATTTGTCCCATTCTGTTATGTCCTCTGGCCTTGTACTCTTCCAGTACTGATACCACATCTTTTACGGTTATGGCATCTAACGGTCTGGTGCCAAAACGTTCATCAAATACCCTGAGAGGGGCCGCTTTCTGTTTCAGCGTGTTGAGTTTGATCTCGCCGTTTTCATATCTTTCCTGTTGAATTTTTCTGTAATTATTCAGAAAAATGGTAACGGTTGATGAACCGCCGGTATCACTAATAATTTTCTCCTGCAGACTGAGCATTTGTTCCATTTGCTGCCGGGCAAGACGGCTGTTCGCTTCTGCTGCAATAGTTTCTGCCAGTTTCTGGTCAATACTGCCGAGACCGTGATTTTTGCCTGTTATGGGATGCCTGTAACGCCAGTAAACTTTGTTATTTCTTTTGTCAAAATACGGAGATAATCCCGGAACATCGGTTTTATATTTTCGCGGGCGCGCCATCTTCCAGTATCCTCTTCAAAGCAGGGTGATCTGTGGCGATCACCTCCGGCTTGTTTACCATTCCGACAAAGCGAGCTTGCGGATCCACTCGCCAGCGTCTTCCAACTTTTTTGGGGAGAGGAAATATCATTCCGGCTTTAGCGTATTTACTTAACGTACTCGGAGTAGGGACCGGTTCACTGAATTCCTCTTTTGCCCACTCAGTGAGCAGAATAAGTCTTGCCATGAGCGTCGTTCGCTAATCATGGTCGCCGCCACTATAGCTGGTGGGCAACGACCGGGGTTGAACATTAAAAATCAGCCTGATTTGGGATCAGTTTTTGCCAGATAGCTGAAACGTATTTTGCCTGGTAACGGGCGTCATCAAGTGCATTATGGCGCTCACCTTCGAATGGAATAGCCGTTCTGGCATCGAAGTCTATGGCTTTCCCCAGCTCAACGATTGTGCGTACATCGCGATCGTTGTAGTAACGCCACGGGCAGGGGATCCCCTGCCGTTCGTATGAACGGCGCAAAATCGTGTTGTCGAAGTTGGCTCCATTTCCCCAAACCTGAACAAAAAATTCACCGGAGTTTTCGTCGATAAATTCCCGCAATTGTAACAGTGCATCATCTAACGGGATTTCATCGGTCATAATGGCAGATTGCGCTTCGCGTGATTGCTTAAGCCACCATTTAATGGTGTCCCGATCAATGACTCCGCCAGCAGTTTCCAGATCGATAGTCTTACTAAATTCCGGTCCCATATCTCCGGTTTGCGGATCGAAAAATATTGCACCTATTGAGATGATCGGGGCATCAGGATTTTTTCCCATGGTTTCAAGGTCGATCATTAGATGGTCACACGTCCTGCTGGTGGATGTGATTTCTTGATGACCGTTCACCTTAATTGAGTGATCTGCCGTCTCGCCAGTTTCATTATCGCTATCGTGATGCTGATTGCCGCCAGTGTTCTCCTTGTGTGGATGTTCAGCGCCTTCCATTTCCTCCGGATCATCTTCCTGAACTTCAGGCTGATACTCTTCATCGAATGTTTCCTGGTATGTTGCGTCGCCCATTACCGCGCCACAATCAGGGCAGTTGCCGCCGCCGGTCTGACCGCAGGCGGTGCAGACTTTTTCCACTTCCTGTTGCGCCACTGATTCAGGCTGTTTCGTTTCTGGCTCGTTTTGTAACGCATTTGGGCTGTTTTGTTCCGCTTTCTGGTCGTTCTGTTCCGTTTCTTGCTGGTTCTGGTTCACAGAATCGCGGGTCTGGTTCCCCTTAACCCATTTCGGATCATTCGGGTCGCTAATCCCTTCAACAAATTCACCACGTGATACTGCAAGCAGTTCATCGGCGTCAGGCTGGCTGATATTGGCTGCCTGCATAATTTTGTTTACTTCGTCAGCGGTAACTTTTACTGACCCTGGTTGTGCGGTCGTGTCAGATGCACCAGTATTTTGTTGTGAACCTGAGTATGTACCGTTTTTGCGGGCGAAATATTCTTCTTTCGTGATTTCAGTAGCCCCAGCAGACAGCGCCTTATCCAGACCAGAAAGTTTGTTTGCGCGACCGTATTTTTCGCCATCCTTGTCGGTGAAGAGGAAGTAGAACGGCCCCTCACGTTCTACAGATGGTTCGACTTCCACTTTGCATTCGGTTTTTTCGTTGTCCGGAATTGCCGTTTCCACTGCATCAGTTTCTGGTACTGGCGACGAGAGAGTATCAGTTGCGCTCTGATTTGTTCCTTCATCTTCAAACACGCCCTTTGTAGTCAGGTATTCAGTAATGTATTTGTTCAGTGCCACAGGGTCTTTGTGAATGTCGATCGGACGTTCACGGACAAGGCCAAAAATAGTCTGGCGGTCGTAGCGAAGGGCATCAGGCTGTTTGCGCATTGATGCCGAGATACGCTTCCAGTCTTCGCGGTCGTTGTCGATAACTTCATTTTTTGCCCAGCGATGGATGCTGCCGTCAATGTTTCCGGCATCCACATCACCAGGCCAGAGAGCGTAGGCCAGTTCGTCATCCAGTGTTTTCCATGTCTGCTTGTATTCGCGATGAATGGCAGCAATGACCGGGTTGATTTTTCCTGTTGAATTTTCAGTGTGCTGTTGATTGGCTCTGGCGCGGGCGAGATCAACAACAGACGTGTATTTTCCGGCTTCCTTGCGTTCACCTTCGCGACGTTTTTTCCAGATGCGCATCTCTGCCTGAATTTCGGGCCATTTGGCACCAGGCTTACATTTATGCTTAACCCACCCGATGGCATGCAGCTTAAGCTCCGGATACATGGCGTTAACTTCTGGCATTTTCATCAACGCTTCAACGATATGTCCGTCGAATGTTGCCATGTCTTCCTGCAACAGTTCCTGCGCGCTAATCACCATATCAACGGTGATGTTTTCACATGTGTCGAACTTAACCATGACAGCGTTCTGTACTTCAGGGGCCAGCTTGTCAAAAGTGACGTTCATCGGATCTGATTCAGTCTCAACCGGGACAAAGGAAGCAGACGCCTCATCCCAGCGGTTTTCCTGCATATATTCAGCATCCCAGGAATCTAGGGCAGGGCGGGGTATACCGGGTTTATCCTCGCAGACAAGAAATTTATAAGCGCAGTCCTGAGCAGCCGGATAATGTTCCAGGAATTGCCAGTGAAATTTTGCGCGGGCGCGACGTTCATCACCGGCTTCAATGGCAGTGGCTACAGCGACTGCACCTTCTTCCTTTATTGCCTGTTCGTCCGGAATGGCGGCGCAAATAAAGACTTTACTCATTTTGTTTTACCTCATTACAGATTTAAGGGTGAACAAATCCCTGCCATTGCTGGCATATAAGAATGAAACCGGATATTTATTACGGAACTGTTTTAAAGACCTGCCGGGATTTCGTTATTATCCTGGTGAATAACTTTATCGACCGGGTAACAGTTACCGGGAATTTTCTGTTCGGTTGCTGCAGTCACACACTCCTGCATTGTCCTGTGAACACTGACTGCAATATCAACTGGCTCTCCGGAAACAAGAAAAACTGTCAGAACAAGTGCAAATGCTGTATTCATTGTGCACATCCTTTTTGTATCGGACGTAAACGGGCCAGCATTGAAAGAATGCATATTTTATTTAATAACTCCCGTTCGTGTTTTCTCTTGTTAATGGCATCTTCAGTAAATACAGGGTTACTGATAGTGACACCAATTTCAAAACAACCTTCAGACGTATTAACGTTTGGTAATAACGTTTCCATTATCGCGTCCTCAACAATGAATTTTGTGATGCAGTGCCTGGTGCCTCCAGGTGACGTTAACCAGTTAACAATTAACGCCGGGTTAGTTGATGCTCGTTACGCCCGTAAAATACCGCCTTACTGCTTTAACTGTTCCGCGTGCGCATAGCCGCATTCACCGCATCACAAAATTCACTTTAAAAAGGGCGGCAGAGCAGTCACGGAGTAAAACTGATACCGCCAAATGTCACCAGAAAATTGATAACAGAGGGCGTTGTAGCGGGGTTGTCACTTAAGCGTATGGTCAACCTGACAACCCGGTGCATTTTCTGGAGCAATGGAGGAAACCCCAGCCATACTTACCGCCGCGCCATTTCGCGGAGTGCCACAACCGGAAGCGCACGGTCGAACTAAATTTAACGACACCGTACAGAGAGACCAATTTCGCCGTGCGCTTTCGCGTTATGCCCTGACTTTTCAGGGACATATCCTTTCAGTAAACTGTCAGTGCCGGATGCTCACCCGTGTCCGGCGCACGCACTCCACCTGACCAGTGGAGAACTCCTTAATTACCAACCCTCAGGAGGGTGAAATGGATAAAAAGCAAATTGAGGCCCTGCAATCTATTATTGAAGAACAAGATGAAGCTATCAGGATTCTTTCATATCGCACTGATATGATACTAAATATGCTTTCTGCATTAACGGCTGCGCTTGGTGGTACAAAAACAAACGTATACCGCGAAGTTGTTATTCAACAGATAGATAAATTTGAAAAAACCATACCAGGTATTAATGCTCATCTTGCAGAACAAGAGAAAGACCATGCTCTTATGGCAATTTCTTCAGTAGCTCTCCCGAAAGTTGAGTAGTTTTAATTGTTGTTTTGAAATAATCACTGCTTTCACATTTGAGTGATTTCATGGCAATCCAAATGCGGGCCTCTGTGCCTGCATTTGGTTCCAGTTGCTGTAGACGTTTTGCGTCTTCCAAAAGTAAGGCGATAATGTGTTTCAGCTTCTCATCATTTGCTTGATTCTTGTTTTCAGGCGAATTCTGTCCGCCGAATAGGCGCTTCTCTTCATACAGACCTATAAAGGCACGACGCACGTTACCGGATATAGTATCGATGGTTTCCTTTTCTACAGTACTCAGGTCAAGAGTCGCCAGTTGAGAGCGAATCACATTCGCTGCCATTTCCTGGAATGGCATTGGTAAATCTTTAAATTCCATTATTAGCCTCGTTGGTTAGCTATTAACGTGGGTATGTAACCATTCTGGCAATGCTTAATGCCGCTGCTTTTTCCAGCCTGGTGATATCCTGCTCCAGAGCGGACAGATTTTCAGCCTGCTTAGTCCTGGCTTCATTGGCCCATTTCAGATCCTGCACTGCATTAATTTTCTGGCGCATCCACTCATAAAGTTCATCATCGGTATAGTCTGGCGCGATGATGACGGGTTCTCGTTTCTGCATACTGATTCCTCGCGGTGCTGTTTCGCTTATCAGCCGTTAGATTTTCCCGAACTGGAAAGCGCCTGTTTAAATTCACTGAAGCTGAGAGCTTCTTCGCCTTCGGCAAGACCATCGAAGTATTCTTCGTAAGCCTTTTCCATGATTGTGTCGAAATCCATATCACTCACCTGAGTTTCTTTCCAGCCAGCGACGGGCACCATTTTCGGTTTTAAACGTTTTGCTTTTGGTATACGTCATCGCGGTGAATGTGCCGTCCTGGTTGGGAAACACGCCGTACACCAGAGATTCGTTGTTGCCAAGCTCGATAGTATCCATGCTGACCTCATTTCCCCTTAACGCCGGGTGGCGGAACTAAAACCTACAGCGCCGTGCTGTTCTTGATAGAAATATTAGTAACGCGGATATTTTAAGTCAACAGTATGGCGTATGATATTTTTGATTTGGTAACTATGTAAATGTTTTTTCAAGGGAAAAATATTAGTTATACAGCTGATTTGCAGAAGTTATGGCACAAAAAAACCGACTAAGACGTCGGTTTTTTTGTTGTGGATGGGGTAGTGAGCGGTGGCTACTGGTTACGTTTCTTTAGTGCCAGCATGTTCTCGAAGGCTTCCTCGTAGAGCTTGTTTAGTCCACGTAGCTGGTTAAGGAGTTTGGCTTTTTCTGACGCAGGTAGAATCTCGAAGAGGTTAAGTAACTCTGCCTGTTCTTCATTGACCAGCCTCCATCCTTTGCCTGAAAAGTTATCATCATAAGTATCTGATGATCTTACATAATTCATTAAGTCTTTAAGGTCTTCTCGAATGTCCTCTGGTTTTACCTTTAACAGAGCCGCAAATTTTAGCGCAGCGTCGGTATTTACCGGTATCTTGCCGTTCAGATACTGGCTAACGGTGCCTTGAGATTCGAATCCCAACAACTCAGCCGCCAGCTCTTGAGTCAGCTTCAGCTCTTTTTTTCTTGCATTCCATGCGGCTTTTAAATTCTTGCTCGCTTCTGGAGTTGCAATCACTTCGCGTGTTTTTTTCATACATAGAGTTTATTTGTTTTACCAATATTATCAAAGATAGTCTGGCTATTGATCTTTAAAATTAGCGGGGCTAATATTTGCTCGAGGCATAACGTAGAAGGTTGGCTATGAACTTAAGAGACTATTTAAAAGAGAAACATATCACCCAGCTACAGTTTGGGAAGCTAACGGGTTTATCTCAGGTGCATGTAAGTCGAGTGCTGGGGGGCTATGAAAGATTCAGCCCTGAAAAAGCATTACGTGTTGCTGAAGTAACGAATTTCGAGGTTACACCTCATGAACTCCGGCCTGATATTTACCCGAATCCAACCGACGGCTTACCTGTTGGATTCAAGGCTAACACACCAAATGCATCGGAGTTGATTCATGAAAATCAGGCATGAGCACATCCGCATGGCGATGAATGCCTGGGCGCATCCGGACGGTGAAAAAGTTCCGGCAGCTGAAATAACCCGGGCTTATTTTGAGCTTGGTATGACGTTCCCGGAATTATATGACGACAGCCATCCGGAAGCCCTGGCTCGCAATACCCAGAAAATTTTCCGCTGGGTGGAGAAAGACACTCCTGATGCGGTTAAAAAAATTCAGGCGTTGTTACCAGCGATCGAAAAAGCAATGCCGCCTCTGCTGGTGGCCCGAATGCGCAGCCACAGTTCAGCTTATTTTCGGGAGCTGGTGGAGACGCGGGAACGACTGGTGAGAGACGCTGATGATTTTGTCGCAGTGGCGATCGCTGGTTTCAACCAGATGAATCGTGGTGGCCCTGCAGGAAATATTGTGGCTGTGCATTGACTCGCAATATTCATACCGGATCACTTCCGGCAATTTGTGAGTAAAAAGATTCGGTATCAGAAGAGGTGAGTATGGCTAACGCCTGGCTCAGATTATGGCATGACATGCCAAATGACCCTAAGTGGCGAACAATTGCCAGGGTGTCAGGGCAGCCAATTGCAACAGTGATGGCAGTGTATATCCACCTTCTGGTGAGCGCGTCACGAAATGTCACGACATGTCACGGCGTGTCACTACGTGGTCACATTGATGTCACGACGGAAGATTTAGCAAGTGCGCTTGATGTGACGGAAGAAGTAATTGATTCAATTTTACAGGCAATGCAGGGGCGGGTACTTGATGGAGATTTAATCACCGGATGGGAAAAACGCCAGGTACTGAAAGAGGACAATGGCAACGTTTCACAAACCGCGAAATCCCCGGCAGAGCGCAAGAGAGCGCAGCGCGAGAGGGAAAAATTACGAAAACAGAATGAGGGGTGTCACGACGAGTCACGCATATGTCACGACATGTCACGACGAGTCACGACAGATAAAGATACAGATAAAGAATTAAACCCCACACATAACGCGCACGTGCGCGAGAGTGCTCCGACCAGTGAGTCGAGTGGTACGCCGTTGCAGGCAGCAGAACCTGCATCCCTGGATGGACTGAGCGAACCCATCGGGAAATTTCCGATGGTCGATGACTGGCATCCGTCGCCGGATTTTCGACGACGGGCTGCGTTGTGGGGGATGGCTTTGCCGGAGCCGGAATTTACACCTGCTGAACTTGCCGCTTTCCGGGACTACTGGGCAGCGGAGGGGAAAGTTTTCACGCAGGTTCAGTGGGAGCAGAAATTCGCCCGTCACGTAAATCACGTCAGGGCGCAGGTTAAGCCAGTCAGCAAGGGGGTAAACCATGCAGCAGCACCAGGTGGCACCGCATCACGGGCAGTTCAGGAAATTCGGGCAGCACGTGAGCAGTGGGAACGTGAAAACGGATTTATCAGCGACGGAAACGGTCTGGAAGCTGTGGGAACTCATGGGGGAGGTTTATTCGAACCGCTGGACCCAGAAGAACGGGGCCGCACCTTCGAAGCTCTGGATTGCACAGATTGGCGCGATGACTGAGCAGCAAATCCGACAGGTCTGCCGCCAGTGCATGGACCGCTGCCGGGCGGGTGAAACATGGCCTCCGGACCTGGCTGAGTTTGTGGCGCTGATTTCAGAAAGCGGGGCCAATCCATTTGGCCTGACGGTGGATGCTGTGATGGAGGAGTACCGCCGCTGGCGTGATGAGTCCTGGCGATATGACGGAAGCGACAAATATCCGTGGCCTCAGCCTGTGCTGTACCACATCTGCCTCGAAATGCGTACCAGAGGGATTGAGCGCCAGATGACGCAGGGTGAGTTAAAACGACTTGCGGAACGGCAACTGACGAAATGGGCAAAGCATGTTGGTAACGGGATGAGTGTTCCGCCAGTGCGACGACAACTGGAAGGGGCGAAACACCCGCAAGGGCCAACGCCAATTGAACGGCTGAAACAGGAATACGAACGCCGGAAGGCAGCTGGTTTTATTTGAATCTGAGAAACGATTTTGTCGGAGGAAATTTTAATGGAAACCGTATTTGACGCACTGAAAGCAATGGGAAAAGCCACATCGGTAGAACTGGCCGCGCGACTTGATATCAGTCGTGAAGAGGTTCTCAACGAGCTGTGGGAACTCAAAAGAAAAGGCGTCGTTGATAAAACTGGTCACACCTGGTTTCTGGCTGGCGAAGGTGAATCCCGGGTAACCGAAGAGCGGCCAGTAAAATCTGAAGCACAGGATATGCTGACCGGGGAGGTCGAACAAAAAGTTACCGCAGACATGATGATTGAGTTTATCGGTCAGGATGGGGCTAAAACGTGTGAGGAACTGGCGGGTAAGTTCGGTGTCAGTACTCGCAAGGTTGCTTCCACGCTGGCGGTGGTAACCGCAACGGGGCGGCTGGCACGCGTTAATCAGAACGGTAAATTTCGTTACTGCATGCCGGGCGATAATTTACCAGCAGAGCCGAAAGCCGCGCTGGTAACGGAAAGTGATGGTAAGGCCTTTCCTCAGCCAGCAGGTGCT